TCGTCACTTTGCGCTTACGCAGATCCTTAACCACATTCAGCAAGTCGGTACGCACCGAGAACTGCTGGAGGTCGGCGGTATACTCACTACCGGAATAGGTGATTTGGCTGGAAGCATTCTTGGCCTTGCTACCGGGGAAAAAGTAACCACCTTGGGTGGTGGAAGCTTGGCCATTAGCTTCAGCTTTGGCGAGTTCATCAATGAACACGCGGTCACGCCAACGACGATAGTCATCGAGCAGTGTTAAACTACCGATGGACTGGTGAAACATATTAAGGTTCCCAGTGTCCAGTAGTAGACGCTGAGCAGTGATCAAGGTCTCACGAGCAATCTTAAAGGTGCTGGGTTGAGTAGGATCACCAGGATCTGCAGGACCGGTGTACTCTTTGAGTACTACCAGAACCTTTTCCTTTGTAATATTCCGGCTGTTAGCAGTACCGATGGTCTGGTCGGACACGCGCTCACGGCTATCCTTGGTACCAGGGGTACCCCAAAACTTGTAGCGATCCAGTTGAACAGTTTGACCGGGCTGACGGGTGAAGTCGTGAACAACCACGGGCTCCACAGCCATTTCAGCAATATAAGCAGGGTGCGGACGATAAAGTTCCGCACCTAAGATTTTTGGAAAATCGTTATCAATAAACACTTTGTGTTATCCTCCAGAATCTCAGGAAGGTAGTTTATCGGGTAAAAGATTCAGACATTGTTGTGTCTTATCTATTACAAATTTTAGCAGTTGGTAATTTATTCAATTACCGACAAACTATCACTCCATTACGAATAATTTATTTGCAACAACTTGAGGCTGAGCCTGATTTAGAACGCGCCAAGCATTCTGAGGATCACGAGCCATCATTTCGTTGAAATCACCCCAAAAGTTGCCGGGTTGCTGAGGAGCAGCGGCGGCGGGAGGAGCGGGCATCATTCCCAGCTCAGGGTGTTGCACCTGTTGGGTTGGGTAACCAGGGGTTTCCAATTGAGCCTCATTTTCATAAACGGGATACGGTCCTTCAGGACCAAAGAACTTCAGCGTATAATCGCTAAGCACATCAGGATTAGTAAGGATTTCGTTGTAAGCAAGATTTTCTTGGTGCTCGTTTACAGCGAACTCAGCGTAATTCTTGATGGTATCACTTGCGCGGTTTCCCCATGCGACGGCGCTGTCCAGCATTGTTTCCAGCTGGAGCGCGTAGTTGTTCAGGATTGCTGGAGCTTCGATCCCGAACCCGTCCATTACCTGGCGGGAGTTTTGACTCATCCCCACGTAATCCGCGATTGCCTCCAAGGATGGAGTCGAGGAGGTTTGGGAAAAGCTGGGCGAGTATGCCTGGCTGGGATATGAGGTCGGGGGAGCCGATTGTGGCGTAGCTTGGGGGTTGATCAACCCGTAATTGGCCGGGGTATAAGTCGTCGGAACCGACTGTTGACCCTGGAACGGGGATTGAACTGGTGCGCTCAGCAGGTTCACTACCTTGTTGAACGCCGATTCCCACGGATTTGAGATTGGTTCCGCCGTTGGAACCGAGGGGGATTGGGGGACGTATTGAGACGGGGCGGATTGGTAGCTGAGGTTCGCCTGGGGCACTGCTTGGGGGTAGCTGGTACCCACCTGATACGCCACTGGAGCCGATTGCACCTGGGGTGCTGCCACCACGTAGCTGCTTGGAGCTACCGCTACGGGCGACGGCTGGTTCGTCTGTGGGATCGATTGGACGGTAGCGTCCTGCATAACTCATCTCCTTTTGTAAAGCCTCTAAAGTTCGATACAGATATGGAGTTAAATCCAGTCTGGGATCCGCAGCCATTGGTAGATCCGGTGATTGCGGGTGAGGGGTCTGCATCATTCCCCCCACTAAGCGAGCAAACTGAGAGTATGCACTCTGTAATTCGTTCACCATCCTGAACGGGAACCCAGATAACATCTCGGCCCGCTCTTCATCCGTTTTCGACGGGAAGAGGTATTTCAGTGCTTCAATGCTATCAACACCTAATTCTTGCAGATTTCGAACAACAATAGAGTTGTTTAAAATATCTTGCGTTGAATCTTCATAAACGGGGCCTAGCCATCTCCAAAGAATCGTGACATCACCGTCTGGAATCAGACCAATGACACCAGGGGGAACTTGCTGAGTTTGAACAGAAGCAAGCATCAGTTGTTTAATTTGTGTATTAAAACCATCTAATGCGGCTTCATACAAATCAAGTTCATCTTGACTTGCGTCTTCTGCTGGCTCTATTGGTTTTTCAATACCGGCAGCTGCCGCTAATGTTTCACGAAACATGCGTTCCTCTTGAAAAATAATTAGTTCAAGGCAGCGTGAAATGCCATGACTATAAATGGCATTTGCTTTTTTCTTAGATGTAGCCGCAACACGACCAAACAATGATTTGTATTCAGTTGCAGTAACACCTGCAGAAATTGACAGCTCATCAACACCGCCTAATGCAGTACGGATTTCCTCCCTATACTGACGAGCAAATGCATTTTGATCGCCAGTAATAGCATCAGGAACAATGTAACCAACGCGGTCGTTTGGCTCTAGGTTTGCAATGACCCGTGGAACCCGGATTTGACCATCAACGCCTCGGGTAATTGGATCTTGTTTAAAAGTAGATCGACTGTATGCACTCAAACTACCAAAGCCCGAGTTTGCTGCAATCGATGGTCGCTGAACTGCACCATCGGTACCAGACTCCATTAAGTCCGTCTTAGGACGTGATGACAGAAGAGTTGGATTGCCAAAGAATTGCACGTTCTTACGCATAGTACGAACCAACTCATCGTGCGTAACGATATGATTAGCAACCGCATCAAATTCTCCATAACCCTCCATAGCAAAGCCCTTGGGATTGTTAAAAATTTCAACACAAGGGATAAAACCTAAAGAATTTTTAAATGTTTTAGTTTTACCGGGATTAGCAAAAGAAGGCATTTCAAAAGACATTTCGCCTTCCGAATGAGTTTCTTCAATAACCTTAGCTTTAATTGATAGTTTAATATATCGCTTGGCGCCTTGGTCAGCAGTAATAGAATTGCCGGTGATATTGGTGACATTAATGTTGTCACCAAAACCAAAGCCACGCCTGACTTTGTAGCTATAAATAATAATCACTTCCTCTAGCTCACCATCTACGTTATAGAAACTGCGATATTCATGCTCACGGAAGTAGTAAAGCCTGTAATTTTGTTTAGTAGGACGAATATAAAACAATCCCTTACCATCACATAAAAAATAGTCCCAAATAGAATCCAGGCGGGTATCCAACTGATTGTACTTCAGTACTCGATCAATAAAATCCTTACGTTGGTTGCCGAAGTTATCTTGACCTGGAAAAAATTCAACACCCTGACGAACGCCAAACAATTTCATTTGCGCCAGGTGAGAGGCAACAATGCTCGTATCAACAACAGCATTACCATCTTTTTCGATGTACGCGTTGATGATTTCTTGCAATCTGGCATTAGAGCTAGTTGCCATTCACTTGTTACCCCTTTTCTTTCTAAATCCTAACAGTTTTCTTGATTTTCATCAGACATCTCGAAAAAGAATTGCCGTCGAACGTTGACGCGTCAAATCTATAATTGCTTTATCAATTTGTGGACCTTTCCCCAGTTCACCACGCTTCAAAGAATCCAAAAGGATTTGGTCATCTTTGTTCCAACGATCAGTTGGATATTCGGCGGCAATACTAAAACCACCAAAATTACCCGGTGCGCCAGGGAGCGCATTGGGAAGGTTGCTACTATTAGCTAAAGGTAATTTCAATTGAACAGGCGGTTGGGGTGGTTGAGGAGGAGGAGGAGTTGGATTAGGTTGTTGTCCAAACGGATAACGTTTTTCTAAGTATTCACGAGGTAGTTGCGAATACGGTGAACCACCGGGGGACGGTAAACGGCTTGCTAAAAATTGACCGGCATTACCAGGCATCCCTGGAACCCCGTAACCACCATCAGTTCTAAACATAACTTCTTATTTCAATTTTTCTATTTTACCCATCTTCTTTCAATTCATACAAAGATGGATCAGCAACCTTAGAAATATGAATGCCATCACCTTGAATATCCCAATTTAAAATATCACCTTCCTTCCAACCCAACTCTTCCATTAGCTCGTCTGGAAATGTAAGGAATTGTTCTCCGTTTTCGTCCTCTTCCACTTCAAGAATGTAACTCATTTTGTCAAAAGTTTTTCCATTAGTTTATCAAGTTTATTATTAATTTCGCGAAAATTATCATGCATTTCCTGGATTTCTCTTAAAAAATCAACTTTTAAAACGTAATCCAGGGGCATGCGATTAATTTGATCTTCCAAGATATCAATCCTGCGCTTTTGCGAATTTGTATAATTAAAAGCTTGCTGGATATCTTGGTTTTGGCGGCTTAAAATCTTGTTGGCTACCCAGGTACCACCACTCAATGCAGAAGCAGCGGTTGTCAGAGCTAGGGCGATGTATTCAGGACCCACAGTTTTAAACTCGCTTTTCTTCTAATTCTAATTTCAAAAATCAAGATGAAGTTGTCCTTTTCTGGCAAGTCCAGTCACCAACCAAACCAAAGCATCTACGCAATCGTCATGACTACTAATACCGAAATTTATGAGTTCCTCGAAGAGATTTGTGAAGTTCCGGTAACGATTGAAGATAATCTTTCGATCTTCAAACATACCAATGATGCCCCTAAACCGTGCCAGCTTATCAGCACGGAAACCTTTCACCGGATGCCAAATGAGATTATAGAGACCTTCGTCATTAAGGCAAACCCGTTTAAAGTCGGCTTCTAAAGAAGCCTGATATTGGACAGCTTCTGACCAAATATCACAGGTGGAATAAGTTGGAAAATAATTTCCGTTGTCATCCTTACCAAGAACAGACCAATCGTTAAGTAATTCTTTCATGGCATCTAGTTTTTCAAGATTTCCCATGACACGGATGCGTCTGTAATCAATAATATGAATGCGATCACCAATACGACCACCTAAAACCATGACGGTGTAATCGTTCTTTTCTTTAACACCAGCGGATAAGTCAACCCCAATACCCAACGTATCAAACTCAGTTGAAATTTCTGCTTTAACAATTAACTCTGGCGCAAGAGAAAGTTCATTCTGGCGAACAACTTGATTCATATACTGAAACGAAAAGGCAATTGGCGCCTGTCGTTTTTTCTCTTTTAAATAATCCAATGACCACATTTCAGGCCAATAAGACTCTTCATCGCCCGTAATGGGATCGTTTTGAATAGCGGAAAGAACAATTTGTATCCAGTTATTTTGTTCATTAAACGTAGTCACGTGAATGTCATCATGTCTAAACCGGGTACCAAGACAGATAGCTCTGGCCCCTTCAAACATAGTTGGTGCGATCACTGCATTCCAGTTATCCTGCATCATCTTTCGAATATCAGGATTAGAGATATCAGCAGCTGATTTGATAGCGTCATCAATCATCACAAGATGAGAACGCTTGGAAGTTACTGAACCCTTAAGACCAGCAGCGCAAAGAGTGAACTGTTCATCACCAGTTACGTCAATACCAGCAAATTTGTGATCAATTGACCAGTACTCATTACTAGTGACATTCTTTAAAAGGCGAACTGTAGGAAAAATTTCTTGATATCGCTTGCTTTCAATGATTCGTTTGATAGTTGCTGATTTAGAACGTGCAATATCAACGGTATAAGACAAGTAAAGGATTTGCAGCGGAAGTTTAGCTTGAGTATGAATACCAATAGCCCAGGCAGTAAGCAAACCAAGAACAGTACTTTTGGCTGAACCCCGTGGTGCTAGAAGATCAATATTGGGTCCAGCAATTTTAATCAGACAGTTACTATCTTCATTTGTAATAAAATACTTATGCCAATCAAGATGATGTTTAGCTGGTTTTTTCTTCTCATCCATATACTCGCAAAAGTAACCAAAATCTTCCCGAGCGCGTTTAATAGTTTCTAAGTTCTTCTTAGGCTTAACGTTATATTTCTGCGCAGCAGCTTTGGCATTACGTCGATACGCAAGATGAACGTAAGAAGGCACAGGACTGGTTCAGAATATTACTAAATATTAACCGAAAGTCCCGGATCTAAATGGATCTTCCACATCTCCACGTTTGCGATAAGAACCAGCAGCTTGTGCAGCAATTAAAGCTTTCTGCTCATCAAAAACAGGAGCTTGTTCTTTATCAGAAGATGGAGCAAAAGCAAAAGGTACTCGTCTGCCATCTGGAAGTATGCGTTCGTACACAGGCGGTGGACGAAACTTAGGATTACCCGGCGCTTTAATAAAGCCCGGATTCCAACCAGGGGCTGGAAGAGGTGTATAAGGACCTTCAGGGGTGCCGGAGACTTGGTTTCTTGCAATTAAATCCTCCCCTTTTGGACCTGACTGCGGAGCTTTTGGCTGCACATCTCCCATGTTTTCTCCTCGGGGTCCACGGACTGGACTAATTTTTTCTACCTTAGAACCTCCTTCGTCTGTTTCAGGTGTTTGGTCTTTTCCTGTGTATTGTTCTAAGAATTCTTGAGAAGACTGATTGCCAGATGCCGCTTGTTGTTGGAGGATTTCCAAATTTTTAGCAATAGCGGCATTTGCGCGATTCTGTCGATAATCTTGACGACCAACATTTTCAATTCCATAAGTTTGAACTTCATAATCTTTTGGTGTTGCGCGACGTAAAAAATAACTACCTGAGCCACTCATTAAAGGAAGTTCTAATCCAAGTTTGGCAAGATCAGCACGATATTGTTCGAGGGAAACATTTTGTTGGCGTGCTTCTGAATAACTTTTATAAGGAAGTTGAGATAACGGAGTTTGATAAATATTTTCATAAGCTTTGGCCCGAGCTTGACGATCAGCTTCATTTTCCATCACTAATTTATATCCTGCTTCTGATCCACTTCCTAAAGAAGTTCCATATAATGCACGATGACCCATTTGAAGGGGGTCGTATTGATGACGTAAAGGAATATTTGAAATAGCGTTTTCATAACGCTTAAATAAAGCACTTTGAGGGTTAAAACCCAAATCTTCTTTAGTTACATAGTCGCCGTATTCGCCATAAGTTGGATCAAAATATACATTCTTTTGTCCGTATGCAGGAATTAATCCTTGGGATAACGTTGGCTTAGTTTTTTGTGATTCTTCAAATTTTTGTTTGGCTTGATTGTAATAACGTTGAAATTTTTGATCTTCTGTTTCCACTGGAGCCTTTGGTGCAGGCTTAACATTTGACACATCAGGCCCACGATAAACAGGACCCCCTGGAAACGAACCACCAATAGGAACATCTGAAACAATTGAATTTTCAACAGTCTCACCACGGGGGCCTTTAGCACCAGGGACTTCTTTTTGAGCTAAGGGCACATAAGCACCCTTGGGAAGAAATGGGTTATTACCTGAGGGCTTGGTTGGATTGCTGCGATACCACTCAGCAGCACCCATGCCATAAGTTTTAAGTATCCAGTTGTATAGATTTTCATTAACCGCCATTAGTTTTAACCAAATCTGTTGATATTAAAAACTTTCAATAATCAAAAGTTATTATTTTCACAGTTATTAAGACTGGTTGGTTTCCTTTGCTCATTATCTTACTCCCTT